CATCCAAGAACTCAAGCGCCAATCCGGCATCTCCGTGATCCCCGTCAAGCAGGTCCACGACAAGGTCGCCCGCACCAACGCCGTCCTCCCCCTCATAGAAGGCGGTCGCGTCTACCTGCCCTCCTCCGCCCCATGGCTGGACAAGTTCGTGGAGGAGTGTTCCGCCTTCCCCGGCGGCACCCACGACGACCAAGTGGACGCCGTCGTCATGGCCCTCGAAGTCCTCTCCAAGTCTGGTCTCCCCCTCGACCTAGAGGCCATGTCGCTGAACGCGATCAACTCCCTGAACAACAACCCCGACCAGTACGGCAAGTCTCTCTCCGAGCAACTCCTCGGCAAGCACCGCGCCTCCAACCCTTGGAAGGGCTGGGGACGGTAACTGTACAAGTCCAAGACGTAGCTTCGCTACGCTCAAGGGACGACCGAACAAGTCCAAGACGCTACCCCTTATAGAACGTCGGCTCACGCCTCGCCCCAAAAAAGAAGACCGCCTCATGAAAGACGTAGCAGCACAAAACCCCTCGGACAGCTACCGCAACCAGTGGTACAGGAACGCCACCGGGGGCGCACAAGACGGCGTGGTCGTGGACCTCTCTGAATACGTCACGCGCCTTCTCAACTACGAAGACATTGCCCACCTCCTCACCGACAAGCAGGAGGCCAAGCTCGTTGACTACGTCAAGGCTGCCGTCCAGATGTCGCACCGCTCCATCTCCAAGCGCTATGACCACTGGCGCGAGGCAGACCGCGCACACGACGTCTACGTGCCACCGGACACCACCGACTTCCGCGAGAAGGCCGTCATCGCAGACACCCGCGCCATTGCCGACACCGTCGTCACCTACATGATGTCGGCCCTCGCAGGCCGGAACCCGATGTTCCAGCTCGAAGGTATCAACCGCAAGTCCCGCCAGCCATCCATGATCCTTGAGCGCGTCCTCCACCAACAAATGCGCCGTACCGCAGGCGAGGCCCGCCTTGCGCAACTCTTACTCGACAGTGTCCGCTACGGCTTCGCGCCCACCAAGATCGCGTGGGACGCCCGCACCAACCAGAACCAGATCGTCAACTTCGACCCCCGCCGCACCTTCCCTGACCCCCGCGTCAACTGGGGCGACTGGGAGAACATGCAGTTCATCACCTTCACCGATTTCTGCTCATCCTCCACCCTCCTCAAATCTGGCCTCTATCCCAAGCTCAAGATGTTCCCGGCCATCCTCCACCGCGACACACCCCCGCGCCAAGGCTGGGAAGCCCACCGCTGGCACAAAGAACAGGGCCGTGGCCTCTCCATCGACCCTGCCATCAAGCACGAGAAGTCAGGCTCACACTTCACCCTCGGCGACAACCGCGCCGTAGACGAGTGCTGGGTCACCCTCTCTGGCACTGAGATCGGCGTCCCCCAGATTGACCGCATCTACCTCCTTGCCACGGTCCTCGACGAAGACGTCATCATCCGCCTGCAACTCAACCCCTATGGCCAGCAGTTCCCTGCCGTCATCGGCGGCATCTACCACGACAGCCACAAGACCCATGGCCAGTCCCTTTACGACCTCCTGCTCCCCATGCACGACATCGCCACCTTCCTCATGCGCTCTCGCGTGGACAACATCACGGCCTCTCTCAACAACCTCATCTTTGCCGATCCCACCCAAGTCGTGATCCCGGACCTCATCGACCGGAACCCGTGGGGCATCGTCCGCACCCTCCCCGGCTCCAAGCCCGGAGACGGCGTTTTCATTGCCTCTGTCCCAGACGTAACCCGTGGCCATATGAATGACATTGCGGCCATGTCGGAACTCAAGCAGCGCGTCTCTGCCGCCTCGGACGCCCAGCAGGGCATGCCCACCTCAGACGGTATCCGCACGGCCACGGAAATCCAGCGTCTCACCCAGCTTGGCTCCCAACGTCTTGGCGTCCTCTCGCGCATCATGTCGGCCACGACCATGCGCCCGATGGTCCGCATGATGGTTGCCAACATCCAAGACGCCCTCGCCTACGAAGGCTCGATCAAGATCGACAACAACACCATGCCGTCCCAACTCTCTGGCATCGTGGAGGACGGCTACCTCGACTTCGACGTGGCCCAGCATCTCCAAGGCGACATCGACTATCTTGTCATCGACGGCACCCTGCCCCTCGAACCCACGCGCAACGCGGAGACGTGGATGAACATGCTCGGCATGATGCAACAAACTGGCCTCAACATGGAGTACGACGCAGGCCAGATCGCCGAAGAGGCCATCCGGGCCATGGGCATCACCGACCTAGACCGCTTCCGCATCGCCCCAGAAAAACTCCAGCAGGAAGGCCCCTCCGCTTCCCAGCAGATGTCCATGATGGAACGCGCCCGTGGAGCCAACACAGTTCCCCAAGAGCAGATGGAACAGGAGGTCCAAAAAGGAAACCTTGTCCCAATCTCACAAGCCCAGCGAGGACGCTAACCCATGGCCAAGAAGACCACACCCAACTCAACCCCCGCTCCCACAGACGCTCGCGCTCAAGCGGACGCCAGACGTGCTGCCCGCCGTACCTCCAAGGCGACCAAGGTCAAGGGTACGGCCTCCAAGGCTTCGCCTACCCAGATCGAAGCCTTGGCCCCCCTCGTTGACCCCAAGACCCTCGCCTACGTTGATGAGCGCCTCACTCAGATCGTGCACGACCAATACGTCAACATCGAAATCCTCCAGTCCAAGATCAAAGAGTTGCGCACCCAACTCATCCACACCCAAGAACTCCTCACAAAGATGGCAGAAAAGGAAGGCGCTGCATTAAATCCCACCCAACCGGACGACAGATACCTGCTGACTAGGGCAAAACTGATCAAACTCATGAAGCATTTGGGATATTCCTGATGGCCAAGACGTTACCCACCGGAGAGCAGCTCCGCTTTCGCTCCGCCAACACAGGCGAACACATCCTCGACACCTATCTTGAGGCTGCCGAGAAGGGTGGGCGTACCCTTGCTGACATGCTGGATGACATCTACGACCTCGATGGCCTCTTCGAGACGGACAACTTCGACTTCCGGGCCAAAGAAACAGAGGTCCAATTCCGCGTTGGCCTCTACGTTGACCCCGAAGAAGGCTGGAGGAAGCTGTCCAACTTCTTCAATGACGCTGGAACCTTCTCCAACGTGACAACATACGACAACTTCGACCTGATCACTCTCGCCAACGAAGACGTCTACCTTGTTTTCGACCTGTCATCCCCCCAGACCTTCGCAAGCGAGGGTGTTTTCACCGCATCCGCCAACACAAAGCGCGTATTCAACGTCTCTGCCGCAAAAACAGCCCGCACAGACGCCCAAACCGCCCAATCACTGGCCGAAGCTGCCCAAACCGCCGCCGAAGCTGCGCTATCCACCACCCAAACCGCCCTATCCACCACCCAAACTGCCCGCGATGCAGCTATCGCAGCCCGCGATGCGGCCCAGACGGCCCAATCACTGGCCGAAGTCGCACGTGCGGGCGCAGAAGCAGCCCAATCCGCCGCTCAGTCCTCCGAAACCAACTCATCTGGGTCAGCGGGCAGCGCTTCCGCCTCTGCGGCCACGGCTACCAACCAAGCCAACGCTGCTGCTGGTCACGCCAGCACAGCCAGCACCCACGCCAGCACAGCCAGCACTCACGCTAACACCGCAACCACCCAAGCGAACCTAGCCACCACCCAAGCAGATACAGCCACCACCCAAGCTGGCCTTTCTGCATCGCAGGCCAGCACAGCTACTGCCCAAGCGGGCTTGGCAGAGACTGCAAAGACCAATGCCGAGGCGGCACAGGCTGCCGCCGAAGCGACCCTTGTCGAAGTTCAGGCAATCGCCTTTGCGAGTGTTCAGAAGCCACTTCTCCAGATGGCTACGGCGTTCACCAATTCCCAAACGCGGTTCATCATTGAACACGCTTACGCATAGAGGACAGAGAATATGACTGTTGAAACCGAAGTCGGCAACCTAGTCATCGCGGTTGACAACTTGACCAGTGCGGTCAACACGAAGCAAGCCACTCTCGACGCCAGCGTTGCAGACGCAGAAGGCGCACGGGACACAGCCCAGACGTACCGCGACACCGCGCTCACGTACAAAGACCAAGCAGAAGGCCACGCCACCACAGCCGCAGCCGAGGCCGCCAACGCGGCCAGCGCAGTCACATGGCAAGACCTTGCGGGCCTGACCTTTGCGTTCTCAGAGACCATCGTAGACGGCATGGTTTACGACACCACGCAGGACTTCGACGGCGGTGCATGGCGGTTCAACAAGCGGGCGTCTTGGTATCAAGAGGACCGGACAACAGGCACCTATCTGGGTGAGTACGCAGACGAAACAGCAGCACGGGCAGGCGGTGGCACCACAGGTGATTGCTACTATGCAACCGGAGCCAACAAGTTTTACGAACTGAGTGCAGGATCGGGCCAGACAGAAACCACACGCGCAGGCAGCGCAGAGTTTCCGGCAGTGGCGTATATCACCGCAGAGGCTACACGGGTTATCATTTGGGATGCCCAGACAGGCGGCGTGTGGATGGTTTTTACCAACAATGGTTCCGGCATTTCTGGCGGTTCGATAGTCAGAGCAACTTCCCTAGTCACGTCTATCACAGCGAAAGACGGTGTTCTTTGTTTTGGTCAGGACGATACAGACCCATCAAGAGGTGGCGTGTCTACTGTCCAGTTCCCTTCAGATAAGGTAAATCTCTACAACTCAACCGGTACCTACTCAAACTTTCTTTCGGACATTCAAGGGCGTAATTCTTCGGCGGGCCATGGTCCTAGTTCCGTTAACGTCCAATATGCCCTCGTAAGTCTTGCAGTCAACGACGTAGCAATCACCACGCTGCCCAACGCCCCGATTGATCCTGCCACTGGCCTGCCCAAGCCAACCATTGCGGTTGCCACAGATGGCGGTGTCTCAGTT